TCTCTAAGAAGAATGAGATATGATGCCAAAGTTCATGGCTACTTAAAGTCAGGAAAAAATAATGATCATAGTTGGCATCACCAATTAAAAAAAACTGACAAAGGGTGCGAACTTTTTGAATAAATATTGTCATAATGCTGGCTGTGTGTTATCACACAGCCACTGCTTGATTAGGTTATCCCTGTCGCCTCATCACAAACTAGACCTACCTGGCCAGGTTTCGCACTGCAACGGTGGGTCTTTCTTTTTTTGCAGATCCGCATTACATTCCCAGAATACAGCTCACCACTGAAAAGAAAGGTTTGATAATGGCTAAAGCTAAAAGTAAAAATTCTGTCGGAAGACCAAGATTTGAGGTCACGCCAGAGGTTCTGCAAGAAGTCGAAGAGATGGCAGGACGTGGATTAACCGTCAATCAAATTGCTATTTGCTTGGGCGTTTCACCCGCAACTATTTACAATAAGCAGGCCGAATATTTAGAGTTTTTAGAGACTATAAAAAAAGGGAAGGCGATTGGCCTCTCAAAAGTCACCAACGCGCTCTTCGAAAATGCTACCGTTGAGAAAGATAACGTGGCCATATTTTACTACCTAAATAACAGAGACAGAGAGAACTGGTCGAACAAGAATGAGTTCTCAGCCACTGTCGAACATAAAAATATCATAGATCTAACGAGGATTAGCGATGACCAACTCAGCGCAATTACAGCAGCTTTTAAGCACGTTGACATTGGAGAAGGTTCAAGCGGAAACTTACCGGAGATCATTGAAGGCGTTTACGAAGGCAGCATGGCCGACGATTGAGCCAGGGGTTGAGTACCAAGACAATTGGCACCTAGACGCAATATCAGAACATCTTCAGGCAGTGGTTGAGGGCGATATACGCCATTTGATTATAAACGTGCCGCCCAGACACTCTAAGTCCATCAGCGTGGCTGTGGCGCTGCCTGCGTGGACTTGGGCCAGAGATCCAAGCAAGAAGTTCCTATACGCCTCCTACGCAAACTCTCTGTCAATCAGGGATGGTACAAAATGTCGGCGCCTGATCGACAGCCCGTGGTATCAAGCCCACTTCGGTGACAAGTTTAAACTGACTGATGATCAGAACCAAAAGCAAAGATTTGAGAACGATAAGTCTGGCTACCGCATTTCGACATCAGTCGGAGGCGCATTGACTGGGGATGGTGGCGACATCATCTGCATAGATGATCCACACAACGTAACCGACACTGACAGCTCCAAGGTGCGTGAGGGCGTTCTGGAGTGGTGGGATCAGGCCATGCAGACCAGGCTTAACGACCCTCGCACATCAAATTTCATAATCATCATGCAGCGCGTCCACTCTGATGACCTAACTGGACACCTAATGCAAGAAATGGGCAACGAGTGGTCGCACTTATGCCTGCCCAGTAGGTACGAAATTGGCCACCCTACGCCGTCGCACTCGCCTTTGGGCTTCACAGATCCGCGCACCAAGGAGGGTGAGCTGCTGTGGCCTGAACGGTTTGGCGAGAAGGAGCTATCGACCCTAGAGAAATCGCTTGGCTCTTATGCGGCGGCTGGGCAGCTACAGCAACGCCCAAGCCCCAAGGGTGGCGGCATACTCAAGGCAAGCTGGTGGGTTCCCTGGGATGGCGATTTGCCTGAGATAGAGTATGTACTGCAATCATGGGATACCGCGTTTGAAGGCAAGGAAAGTTCCAGCTTCAGCGCCAGAACCACTTGGGGCGTGTTCCGCCACAAGGGCGCCATGTGCGCTATTGTGCTTGAGGCTTACTGGGGCAAGCCGTCCTATCCAGAGCTGCGGAAACTAGCGCAGGAAGCCTACAACGACTGGGAGCCAGATACAGTCCTGATTGAGAAGAAGGCGTCAGGCCAAAGCCTTTTACAAGACTTGCGGGCGGCGGGCGTCCCTGTCTTGGCTTACAGCCCTGATCGTGATAAGATTGCGAGAGCGCACGCAAGCTCCGCGCTACTGGAAGACGGCAGAATTTATTTCCCAAGCGACAAGAAGTGGGCTAAAGAGTTAATAGAAATAATAAGCGCATTCCCAGCGCACCCCAACGATGACGTGGTAGACTGTACCACCCAAGCCTGGTTACGATTAAGAAAAGGTTGGTTCCTAGAGCATAGCACTGACCCAGACGAAGATGAATTTATAGAACCGCGAAGGATGACAATGTATGGCTGATCCGAATGTAGTAATCCCGTTTACTGAAGGCTTGCCATCCGATAATCTGATGGTCGAGGAATTGCCAGACGGCGATGTTTTGATTGGCGATCCTGCGCTAGACATGCAGGAAGAAATCGATGACGCGCAGTTCGACATCAATCTCGCAGAGACAATTGGCGAGAAAGAGCTGAACCGAAAGGCGCAGGAGCTGGTCAGCTTTTACGAGAATGACGAGGCAGCTAGGTCAGAGTGGCGGGAGCGTTACACCCAAGGATTGCAAACTTTAGATCCTGACGGCGGGCTAGACGAGGGCGATTCAGAACGCGGAACGCGCGGCCTATCAGTAGTGGTTCACCCATTGATAGCGGAGGCAGCGACACAATTTAATGCGCGTGCCATCGCTGAGTTGTACCCATCAGGGGGTCCAGTGAAAACCGTCATTCTAGGTACGCCAAGCCCAGAGCTAGAGGATCAGGCTCGACGTACTAGGGAATACATGAATTTTCAAATCACGCAGGAAATGCCTGAGTTTTTCCCTGATCTCGATCAAATGCTGTTTCACCTGCCCCTGATCGGCCACACCTTCAAGAAGGTATGGTGGGACGCCAACATGGATCGGCAGTGCAGTCAGTTCGTTAAGGCTGAAGACTTTGTGGTCGCACCGGAGAGCAAGGATCTGTATACCAGTCCGCGCTACACGCACGTTATCCGTATGCCGAAGAACGACTTTAATCGGTACGTCCAGAACGGTTATTACCTGCAAACCAAGTACAACGAGGGCGACAGCATAGATCCGTCTGGCGATGTGATTGGCGAAATCGAGGGCGTCGATCAGTACGATGATAGCAACGATGACGTAATGACATTGCTTGAGATGCACGTTTATGACCTGTTTGACGGCATTGACGGCAAGGAAATGGATGACGGCGACGAGGATGACAACGCAGTTGCAATTCCGTACGTCATTACGATTGATTATGAAAGCCAAGCTGTTGTGTCGGTTCGGCGCAATTGGAAAGAAGACGATGAGCTGAAGAAGCGCCGCGATTGGTTTGTGTCGTTTAAATTCCTGCCAGGATTAGGTTTTTACGGTTTCGGCCTGTACCACATGATTGGTGGCTTGGGCAAGGCGGCGACAGGATCGTTGCGCGCATTGCTTGACAGTGCGGCATTCTCTAACATGCAGGGCGGCTTTAAGTTGCGTGGCCGTGTTCAGGGCGGCGACATGCAGATCAGCCCTGGTGAATTTGTTGACATCGACAGCACGGTTGATGACGTGAACAAGGCTATTATGCCATTGCCATTCAAGGAGCCGTCCGGTTCGTTGTTTAATTTGCTTGGCTACATGGTTGAGGCTGGCCAGAGATTTGCCAGCACTGCTGATTTGAATATTGGCGACGTTAATCCCAATGCCCCAGTCGGATCGACTGTTGCTTTAATCGAGCAGGGTTCCAAGGCATTTAGCGCGATCCACAAGCGCCTTCATTACGCGCAGGGCCAAGAGCTTAAACTTCTTGCGGGACTGAACGCTGAGAACCTCCCCGATGAGTTCAGCTTCTCGCAGGCTGGAGCTGCGGAGATTATCTATCGCGCTGATTTCGATGATCGCATTGACATTGTGCCAGTGAGTGATCCGAATATATTCTCGACAGCCCAGCGCATCGCGCAGGCTCAAGCTGTCTTGGAGATGGCGCGATCCGCTCCGCAGTTCCACGACCTGTATCAAGCCTATAAGCGGATGTACGAGGCTATTCGCATACCTAACATTGATGAGATCCTGAAGAAGCCTGAAGAGGCTGTCCAGATGGACCCAGTGGACGAGAACATGAGCGTTCTTTATGGCAAGCCTATCCGCGCGTTTCCAGAGCAGGATCACGACGCTCACATTGCGGTTCACATGCAGTTCATGCAAGATCCGTCACTGGCGGGCAATCCTGGCGCGGCGGCTATGCAGCCTGTGCTGATCGCCCACATTGCTGAACACGTTGCGCTTCTGTATCGCCAGCGGATGGAGGCCAGCATTCAGATGGAGCTGCCACCACTGCCAAACTTTAAAGATCCAGACTTTAAGTTTGAGGGCATTGATCCAGAGATGGATCGCTTGATTAGCCAGCGCGCGGCGCAGGTTGTGCAGGCTGCACCACAGATGAAGCAGATCCAAGCTCTAGCGGGCGCAGGAGGCCCGCAGGGCCAAGGACAGGGCGATCCGCTGCAATATGCACAGCAACTAGCCCAGCTTGAGACAGAGGCCCTGAAGGCCCGCACACAGGCGCAGATTGAGGCTGACCAAGCCAAGGCGAAATCCACCATTGAGATCAAGCAGGCTGAAGCGCGTCAGGACATGGAGATCGACGCGGCCAAGGCGCAGCAAGACATGCAGGTCAAGATCACGAAGTTGCAGGCTGACTTACAACTTGAGCGCGAGAAGAACCAAGCTAAAATGCAGATGGAGGCCATGAAGAATGTACCCCCCGCAATCCTATGATCCTCGATCAATAGAGCAGGGGGCTTACGGGCTTCCTCCGCTGCGCCCTGATTTATTTGGGGCATTGCCGCAGGGAGATCCGCAGGGCGGGCCACCTCAAGCTGGCGGGCCGCAGGTCGGACCACCGCCCCCAGCGGGCGGATCAGTGGGTGAGCCTCCGATGGACATGAACCAGTATTTGATTGACAAGGTTATGGAGATTAAGGGGCGCATGGGTAGCGGCGGCGTTGGCGCGTTGAGCGCGATTTCAAATGCCATGACGCAAAACCCTACACAGCAGGCGCCCGTGCAGGGGCCACCAGCGGGTCCGCCACCGCAGCAACCACCAATGAGGGCATAATGAACACATTTATGGATCGCGTGAACGGCATTGTTCAGAAGAACCAAGCTGCGACAATGGGCATGGCCCCACCCCAGAGCGCGGCATATCCTGACGCTGGACTTGGCGCGTTAGAGAACGTGGCTAACAATGTGCCACGTCAGACGATGATACGTGACCAGCCGCACATGCTGGCGTACATTAATCCAGCAGAAGAGGGTATGCTTCAGGACTACCGAAATGATGCGCCTGTCTTTGCTGGGCCAGACGGCGTTCCTGCTTATTGGGATGGTAGTGATCATTGGGGTAATTTCAAAAGTGCTGTAAGCAATACTGTAAGCAATATTGGCACTGGCATAAGCAATGCTGTAAGCAATATTGGCACTGGTATAAGCAATACTGTCGCAGACAGTTGGTCGGAAATTAAAACTGGCGGCGATGCGATCACAGATACTTATAACAGCACAACGAGCCAAGATGATATTGACAAAACCGTTGCGGCAAACGTAGGATCTTCTTTT